TGTTCTACTGTAGCTGTATCTGTGGCAAGCGATTTTTCATCACTCCACTCGGCTTTATCCGGCACCGCAAACATGTCCTTTGCCACCTCTGTCTTTACTGTTTCATCCATAGCAAGCGCACGCTGCACTTCGATGGATTTGGGCAAGAGTTTCATTAATTGGATCAGCACAGTTTTCATGCACATGGCATCCGGGTTTGTGCTCCAAGGGGTGTAGTCGTAAAATTTCTTTGCCTTTTTATCATAACACTTTGAATGCTTACCGCCATGATCCATGCATTCCTCTTTTGACATAAATTTAAATACGCTTGCCCCATCCTTCATTTTGGCCACAGCATAATAACCTACTACCTCACCTCGATCCTTGAGGGCCGGCTTATGCAGGATAAAACTATTGGTGCCGAGTTCATAATTAAACTCGTCTTGCATTTTAACCGTTTGCATATCAAGAGATATAGAATTTTGATGTCTATAAAATAATTCTACATATCCTTTATAGCCAACGAGGAATTGTGCTTCGGGTATAGTTTTCCAACTGCCGTCGGCCTGCTTGCGCTTATTATTGAAGGGCAATATGTAAGCCTGCCCCTCTATGTTGGGCTCAAGACCAAGCTGCGCACTCTGAAATAGGGCCCCAAGAAAGCTCTCCGGGCTACATGTGTATAGCTTTGGGTTAAGCCGGAGCGTTGTCAAGGCTATCCGCACAAGCCGTTCTGCGTTCATATGACTTGGTAGGGCCTTGCCGAGTTCTTTAACGCTTCGCTGAATAAGCGTTGCTATATCTGTTGTTTGTGTTTTTTTTGCCATTTCCTTTATTTCATTTGGCTTTGCCATTTTTTAGCTCCTTTTTTTCATTGATCCGTAATACTCTTGTGGATTTTAATACCGAATATTTATCGTACAAACCATCATCTTTAAGCCGCTTCACATCCATCCTTTTAGATGTCTGTGATTTCCAAATGGCGCGATAACGTTCAGTTTCAATACCTTCGGCCTCGCTGATCTCCTGCTTTAGCTTGGCCTCTAATTCCTCTTTTAACTTTTCCTTATCCTTTATGATGTTTTTACAAACCTGCAACTTGGTTATAAGAGTATCAACCTCGAAATTTCCGGTTAATATCTTATTCCCGTGTTCCGGGCACAACCGCATCATAGTCGCGCTATCCCCGGATATGGCCATAGGCGCAATGTCTTTGGCTATATAATGCTCAATAAATTGCTTGGCGGCCAACCTCATTCGGATATAGAGTTCCATATCAAACTCAATTTCTTTCCAAACAAACTTCTGCCCACCTATAAGAACAGCTATGTAACCCTTTGTCATTCCAAGAATACCAAGATACCACATGACTTGTAGTATGTATTCCTGTGGTATATCTTCGCCTTCCCATTCGTGCGCCTTCCAAGCATTACAGGTTTTGCATTCAAGTATTGCGTTTTCGCCTGTAATGCGCCGATCAATGTGCGCTATCATATAAGGATACGTTTTGTTTTTGAAAGTTTTAGTATCCCTTCTGACAGCTTTTCCGGTTACTCTTGCAAACTTCCGGGCCACAAAGTCCTCTAATTCATTGCCTAACTGGATATATTCCCTTCCTGATACATCCTCTTTTTGAAATTTACCGGTCTTTTCGGCCCATAGCCGCAATGGTGTTTTCCACCGGTTCAATCCCATGACCGTTGCTATTTCACTACCGCCTATTGTCGGTTTCCTTTTTTCCATTACACTCCTTCCATTATTACCGATAATTCCCGTTCTGTATATTCCACAAAATCATCCTCGCTTGTCCGGTAGCAATCCGGATGCAAGGAACCGTTTTCCACTCCTACAACGGAATAGATTAACGGTGTCTTGACTTCCTTCCTGCGTAGAATGCCAAGACCATTCCTAATGCTATTAACAAATTTTCCATAACTCATCCCGACCCCCTTCCCCTGTTAAAAAAAGCAGGCCTGCGCACAAGCCGGTCGGGAATCCCTTGCGGGCAACAGGTTTAAACTTGAAACGCAGGCCAAATGGACATAAAAAAACCCTGTTCTTTTAATCCCGACCGTTTTAATCATTTCATAGTCCTCCATTTACTACCATATCAAGTATATCATAGATTTCTAAAAATGCAAGTTTTATTTTATCTGCCCTTCCCAAACCAATTCAAAATGAGTCGGATCAAGGAAGTCAGCCGGCATAAATTGATCTGCTATTTTATGCAGTTTATATTGCCTACCTAAAGCGAGAGCACACGAATAGCTGCAAAATAAACCTGATTTCAACAAGCGCCTTTTTTTCAAAAATTTCCTGAAAAATGGCCAATCCTTAATCTTCCACCATGCAAGAGATCGCAGGGAATATGCGCGGCCGCAATCAGACATTGACCAGTATGCTATCTTATAGCGTTTTATATTATAATCCGGAGCTTTGTATTTCAGGAGTTTTGCATATCTGTTTTTATGTGCCTTTCTGATGTCAACAGCTTTGGCACGCGGGAAATTAACCTCTACTGAATCATAGCCCCCGCCCGATACCTCAACATGCACATATTGAGCATTGTCAAATGAATGCCCTTCCTCTCTTTGCTCTTTTGCAATGGTATTTGTTAACCAACTATTATCTCCTTTATAAACAATAAAATAACCCATTTTAAAAATGCTTGGATGAAATTCCGGATATTCATTCTTCATGTTTATACCCATTAATCCTTCCAAGTGCTGTTTGCACTTCTTTTAAAGAGTTTATAATACGTTCATGTTCCTCTTTAATGAACCGGCCGCGTTCAGATGCATTGCGATCATGTTTCTCTAATTTCTCAACTAATTTATCAAGAATAATAGTCATGCGCATAACCATAAACTTGACTATCCATGCACATAAACCAAATATTCCCACAGATAACATAAATCCTAATCCATGTTTCGCTAATATATTTATGGCTTCCGGTGTCATAATTACCCCGCTATTTCTGTTACGGTTATACTCGAGGCCAATACCCCGCCATGCCTTCTTGCTCCGGATGCAGGATCACCATTGAAAAAGATAGTATTAGAGGTAGCTTGGCCAACTCTAACTGAAAAAGTAATTGCTCTTGTAGTTCCGGCTGTCATAAAATGCGTGAACGAAACTGTCGCATAAAGATTAGTTGAAAAAATGTTATGTCTACTGGATGCCAAAGCATCTGCTGTACCATCTTGAAATAATGCAGTTGCTAATGGCGCGCCATTATTAATTCCTGCATTAATAACAACATCTATTTTTAATTTGTTATTAGCATTTCTTGGAGCATATACAATGCTCATATATTCATCACCTTCATTATTTTGTGGAATAGTATCATCATCGGGAATCGCTGTCGAGCCTGTAGAAAATGCACCGGTTTGAGTATTGATTATGCTTAAAATCGCTCCGGGTTGATCGTTTCCACCAAATGTAGGCGTAAGCGATCCTGCTCCGGCATTCTCAAACCAACCAAGTCGTTTAAATGGTGCTGTGCCTATTCCTGATGGTGCAAGCGGATCAGTTGAATATACTATTGGCCCGGTAGTTGCCGCACTATCACCTTTCGCATAAATATAATAAGTTGTAGCCGCAAGTGTACCGGCATCAAGATTTGCCGCACCCAAGGTAACATCGCTTACATTACGCCTGAATACTAATCTGTTACCATCCGTGCTCTCAAGCATGGCTTCGCCGGCTCTTACCTTTAGCACGCCTGCTGTTATTTCGACACGCATTCCATCTTGATGTTCGCGCAAAGCTGTAAGCAAAGTCGTTGACCATGATGCGGGTTTACCTAATGCACCGATTAATGCCTGCGTTGCCTCTACGCCATCAAAAGCATTATTAGGATCGGAGCTTGCTATATTATCAGAGCCAGTTTTATTTACAAAAACATCTAATTGTTCAGGATAATTGCTCATATTTTAATCCTTTCCTGTTCTATCAAGAGATTCAATTTTGTTAAATCCTCGACAATATTGACAGGCGTAACTCCCAAATTCAATAACACGTTCACGCCATTATCAGTTAAGACATATTGAATTCGATCAACCTGAAAACTTTCCGTACCCCCATCATATTTTAAACCGCTATCATATAATTGCGTAGCAACATCATATTTTAAATTGATGCCTATTTTTAAATTAATTGCTACCTTACCAATTGGTATTATATTTTCAAGGCGCTTGTCCTGTTCTATTAATTGCGCAGTATACGATCTACGCGGTATTCCATTTTCTTTTAAAAATGCTCTTGCGAATTGTTGCCCAACGCTTTGCGTTGTAATGGCCGAATTTGATACTATTCTTTCACGGGTAGTGATTTTGTTTGTAACCTCAAAATTTTGCCTGTATCCGGAGCTACCCTCGAGGAATATCTTTGTAATCATAGGATTGAAATCTTTTTGTGGTGTAAAAGTAGATATGTCCTCTGTTATATGAAAAAAATGTTTTACGCTATCATTACGCGTTAAAAAGAAAAAGGATTTATCAGGACGCACACCCCATTCCCTGCGACCTGCTATATCGGAAAGTTTTTTTATAACTTCAAATGCGCTCTCATCAAAAAATAGAGTATCAGCAGAAAATCCAGTATCCTCATAATCACTTGCTGCAGAAGTAATGTCCGTTATTCCCGTTACAAATTGCTCCGCAACAAGTTTAGCAATCGCACTTATTTCCTGACCAGTATACGTTTGATTTTCGACTATAGCGCGTTTAAGTTGATTAACATATCCCAAACAAAATATATTTACAAATTCATCATTGCTTCGCGCAATTGGGTTAACTCTGTCAATATACCCGCCATACCATTGTTCTGCAGTGCCGCTTGCACTTGGCATAAATATTTCAATTTGATAATCTTCTGCGAAACTTGAAGCAAGCGCGCCATCCCATTTTTCTTTAACCTGCATCCGGCATGCGCCGCACCCACCAACACGATTCCACTCCCATGACAATGCAGTTATTTTATTTTGAAGTTGCGTTACAAGATTACCATTATTATCTTTAAGTGCCACTGTGAATTGTGTAGGGTTCATTGCAAAAATGCCTCTCTCCAATATATTTCAATAGTACCGGCCGCAAGGCCAATAGGTACAAATATATTTTCTCCGGGTTTAAGCGTAAAAAGATCGCCTTCGAATGATCCAAAACTTGCAGGAAACGCTAAGTGTGCATTACTCCCAACTGTTACGGCAAATTCATTATAATTATCAAAACCTTTATCAATTATCAATTCTTGTGTAGGCGCAAGAACACCCGTATATTTTGCATCCTGATCTGCCGTTATATTTTTAAGACGTATATCATTATCAATAGTTGTGGCAGCAGCCCCGGTTATTACAACTTTAATCGGTATTTCAATATCGCTATTATTGACAACATAAAATGTGCCATTCGCAGCAGGAGCCGTGGAAAAATAACTGGCCCATTGTTCCTGAAAGAATGGACTCCGGGCCTGCATTCCTATATCAAATGATGCATAATCTTGTGTAATAGTGCGCAATCTAAAAGCAGAATGAAGGGCATCTATAAATCGTTCGTCATCTAAGTGTACACGTTGCGTGCCGGCATCAAGCAATTTTTTAAGCCGTCTTACATTGTTTCGGAAATTATCATAGTTCGATCCTGAAATTGTGCCGGCTAAACGCAACCGGGCAGGATTCATTTTTCCATCAGGAATTATTGAATTACTTGACCGAATCACAGTATTAGCTCGTACCCTGCGCCTATCTTGCAAATCAATAGTTGCGAAATTCCAATCCTCTGTTGGTTTTAAAGCATCTTCTGTACTGTACCTCATGTAAGCATATCGGCATTCGCCGCCGAAGGTTGAGAAAAAATCCCCGAAGAATATACGCTTGGTGTGTGCAGTGCCGGCCTGACCCATAGTGCCTGTTATGCGTAGGGTATCATTTACATAAACTTTAACCTCTGTGCTTTTAACAGTAACCCGATATTTATTAAAACCTGTAGCCGTGAATGCATATGTTGTACCATCGAACCCGAGCTTTACAAAGGCAGGATCAAATAATAAATATTCCTTATTATTACCATCTTCCCAATATATAAGTTGGCCACCTTCGCTTTTAGCATCTACGACTTTAACTTGAGCCTCTATGGTATACCCCTGATCCTTATCTACATTTTGGGCCCACGGAGCAGTACCACTATTATGGCCATAAAAAGCGGTTTCATTCGTACCGGTAACTTCGGATGTATCTATTTTTAATGATTGAGCATTCGGCGTACTTCCGGAAGTAGAAGCGATTACACCTATAACCGGTGATCCACTTGAAGTTTTTGACCATACCTGTGCTTGCCTTCTATTATCCGGCTCATCAAGGCTTCCATCTGCCCAATAATCAACCCAATTACCCATTACTATTTTAAATTTACTCATTATATTCTTGCCCTTCTTTGTTCTTCAATTGCTGTTGAAATTTGAGCAATTACATCTTCGACATCATCCTCATTTCTAAAAGAGGCGTTTTCTATATTCACACTGAATCCTCTACCTTCACCGGCATTCAATCTATTTAATTCTGATACACCACCCAAAGTTGTCATACCCTGCCGGGATAATACGCCTTCGCCTGTCTGTGCAATAATAGGCACTTCATCTGATCCTACAACGCCGCCATCATGTGCTTTCTTTATTTCTCCACCTTTATGAAGTGTTTGACCGGAAATAATAGCGACTTGAGCCGCACCCAAAGAAGCCATAAGTGCAGCAACACCTATACTAAATGGCCACGGAAAATCTGCAAATGCTCTTGTTACGGCTGTTGCGGTATTTATTATAGCTTGGCCAACTCTAACAGCTTTTGCTAATGCGGCAAATCTTTTATTTTCTTCTGCAGCCAAACTCACCGTTTGCGATAGGAAATCAAAAAAGAATTGCGTTGTTGATATGTTTTCCTGTACAGCATCCGCTATTTCTTTGGTTTGATCTTTCGTTACCTTTGAGGTTACAGTGCTTAAAGTTGTTGTCAGTTTAGATGTTTCCTTTAAAGCATCCTGATAAAATTTTGGAGCAAATGCAAGCGCTTGCCACATTTCCTCTATTTCTTGGGTTGTTTCTCCTGTGTCTGCCACTACCTCATCTTGCAATGCTCTGATAATATTTGTTACTCCCGGCAGCAATGTTGCGAATTGTGAAATCGCATTTATTCTCTGTGGTATCCGTCCTAATTCTTCCGTAAATTCCTTTAATACAATAATTGATTGATTGATCGTCGGTAAAAATACATTTCCAAGCTCTATATTTAAATCATTGAAATTATTTTCTAATATCGTAACTTGACTTTGCGTTGTCGCAAATCTTTTTTCGGCTTCTTCTACTAAAGCATTATTTTCTGTAAATGCATCACTCGATTGATCTATTGCTCTCGTCAGTATTCCGCTTGCACCACCTACAGATAAAAATGCTTGTACCAAACGCTGATCTCCAAGTTCCAATTCTTTTAATATTGCAGCACCCTCGAGCCCTGATCTCCCTAATCCCTCAATGAATAAAGAAAACGCGTTTGCCGCACTTTCTTCATATGCTTCTATAAATTCTTCACTTGTAAGTCCGGCTATATCCGCAAATTCCTTTAATTTTTTGCCACCTTCCGTAACAGCAGTACCCATCAATATAAGTGCTTTGCTTACTGCTGTACCGCCGCGCTGCGCCCTAACTCCAACCGAACTGAATGCTGCACCAAATCCTAATATATCAGATGTAGTTAATCCGGCAACACGACCTGCGCCGGCTATTCTATTTGCAAAATTGGCTATTTCTGCTTCTGTAGTAGCAAAATTATTACCCAATTCAACTATAGCCGATCCCATCCGATCAATGTTGTCAAGCGGCTCTTGCATGACATTGGCTATACGGGCAAAATTGGTAGCTGCTGCTTCCCTTGTTAAATTTGTTGTAACAGCTATCTTTGCGACAACTTCTGTAAACTTCGTAAGATTTTCAACGCCCCGAACACCCAATTGCCCGGCTATCGTTTGTATTTGGGCCAAATCGGTTACAGCAACCGGTATCGTTTTTGACATTTCACGCAAGCTATCACTTAATTGAGAAAATTCTTCTTCTGTTGCATCAACAGTTTTGCGAACACCGGCAAACGCATCTTCAAATCTAATAGCTGATCCAATTACCTGATTAAAAGCAAAAGCCGCGCCCGCTATAACTGCGGTTGCGGCTAACCAATGCGTTCTTAATGTGCGGCCTAAATTAACTATATTACTCGTAGACCTTGCGGCCTGCTTATCTATTGTGCCAAGAGTCTGCCTTAATGGGCCCGTAGCCCTATCTTGCAATTTCAATAATATATCAAGATCGAGGTCTGCCACGTTTTTTTCCTCTTTTTTTAGTTTTGCTATTTTCTATCTTCGCTGCTTCGCTTGCTATGATAGACATAGCATTTAAAAATTTATCACTTTCATTAAGCCATGCATTGCCATTGGGTAAAAAATTTCTTTTGTAAAGTCCATATGCTTTTATATATTTCCAACTTGTACTTGATACAATTCGAATAGGACATTTAAAATGTTTCTCATTTCCTATATAAAATGGAACTGTACCCTTTTCATAGCAACCGCGCTCTTTTTTTAAAAGAGCATCGCAGCTTTGGCAGTTCAAATTCATATCGAGAACATGAACTGCCAATATTAGTTTTTTATTTCTTCTGCGCTTAACTTGTTGATTTTTAGGATAGCAGTGCTTAATTCGACAATTACGTTGAATGGTATCATATCCAACACGCCGGGGGATAGGCTTCCGTCGGTATCAAGCTCCAATTCAACATCTTTGTCTTTAAATTTAAAGTTTTTCCAACCACACAGACCGTACTTAACCAAATCAATCATGCGATCCATTTGATTCTGTTCATTGGCTGTACCTGTAATTTGTGCCAATTTACGGCTTGGCAATGCGCGTATTCTCCAAGTAGTCGGATTTTCTTTATCATTTTTACAAATATGATCCACAACTTCATTCAGGTCTATCCCTGAAATCATATAATCCCCTTTCCTTTAATTGTTATACCGCGTCTTTACTAAACTGTATCTGCAGTTCATCATTCTGAGTATTCGGATCACTCGAAATAAGTGATGCAACAGCTTCATACTGGCTTACTCCATCAGCATCACCATATTTATTGCTATCATACTGAAAGAACCCGGTAAGGATAACTTCTTGGCCGTGTCCTGCAGTTGAGCCTACGACTATGCCAAAGGTATCTACAATTTCACCGGCCCAATCACCCCAAAACGGATTACTTGCTTCAACAACTGCATCAGCATTGAATTCCATTTTAGGAGCTCTGCCTGTTATGCGATATTCTTTTACGCCATTAACCGTATTAAGATCATCGCGGCGCGCAAGAGTATTGGCAAGGTCTATAGTTAAGCTATTGCATACAGGAGAGAATCCGGCAATCTGAAATTCTGAAGCGTGTATAATAGGCGGTTTCGTTGTATCAATACCTGATAGATCAGGATGCGTTATGGCTACAACTGCATTATACAAACCATTAAAATCCCATTCGCATATACCAAATTGGCCTGCTTCCATAACAAATCGCACAGTTCCACGCGAACCTGTTATTTTGTGCATATTCCCATCTTTATACACAAGCATAGATACACTCTTTAAATCTGCTTCTTCGGATTTAAGAGTATACACAATAGGTGCGGTACCGGAATGCGCGGCTGTGCCAAATCCACAGCCTACAAGCATTTCATGCATTTCGGGTACGGTACCCGGGCCCGCAGCTTTCAATTCTGTTTTAAAGGTAAGTCCATGATCCTTTAAACCTATGGCCGGGCCTATAGGAGAAAGAGTATCGCGCATAATGGAACGATCCAATCTTTCTCCACGGACATCAAGCTCGACATCCCA